GCAAAAGCAAAGAGAGTGGAATTTGACGCGGCAGTAGAAGCATATGTAGAGGCAAAAAATAACTTACCAGCAGGTGATCCGGCAATTGGTGATGCTTATAATAAAGCAAAAGCTTTGGGGGCAGAATTGCAAGCTCTAAAATTAGAAGGCATCAAAATATTAGATGAAAAAGTAGATTTCCTAATTCAGAAGACAAGAGAAACAGCATAAATATCATATAGGATAGAACATGTCAACATATATAGGTTTTTCAACAGTTAACGCTAATAGACCCAGAACTACTAATGCACCTGCAGGCAGCTCAGGTGGTACAGGTAGTATGGTGTATCCTATTATCCCGGGTAAAAAATTCAGAATGGTCGACGGTCCATTAGTATTAAGAGACTTTATCAACGCACTTAACATCAACAAGGGTGAAAAAGTAGGCCAACCCGGCTACGGAACTGATATTTGGAGCTATATATTTGAGCCAAATGATGCAGATACACAGTTCAGAATTCAAACTGAAATACAGCGTGTTGCCAGCTCAGATCCTAGACTATTATTAAATTCTGTCAAATCATTTGTTCAACAAAATGGAATACTTTTAGAAGTAGAAGTTGCTATTCAGCCCTTTAATGACGCTTCTATTATCAATGTATTCTTTAACAACATTACCAATCAAGCCACTCTCGCAACCTAAAAAACCATGATTTTCATTTAAGATAAATACTTAAAAGAGAACAACTATGGCCACAAGTTCAAGACAATCAGCATTATTCGGTGTTAACGATTGGCAAGCAATCTACCAAACGTTTCGTGAAGCCGACTTCAGAAGTTATGATTATGAAACTCTGCGTAAGAGTTTTATTGATTATCTACGTGCATACTATCCTGAAACATTCAATGACTACATTGATAGTTCAGAATTTATTGCCCTCATGGATGTTATGGCATTTATGGGACAAGGTTTGTCATTTCGTAATGACTTAAATACCCGCGAAAATTTTATTGATACTGCTGAACGCAGAGATAGTGTTATCAAATTAGCTAATTTAGTTAGCTACAATCCAAAAAGAAACAATGCAGGACAGGGTTATATTAAAGTTACAAGCGTTCGTACCACTGAAAATATAACTGATATGAATGGATACAATTTAAGTAACCAAATTATTCTTTGGAATGATCCTGCAAATGTCAACTGGTTAGAGCAGTTCAACACTGTTATAAATGCTACATTAACTAATAGTCAAAGAGTAGGACGTCCTGGAAATAGTGCTGAATTATTAGGAGTTAAGACTGACGAATACAGTATCAACATTCCACCTAACAGTTTGCCTATCGCCCCTTTTAGTTCAGTAGTTGATACTATTAGTATGAACTTTGAATTAGTTTCTGTAACTAGTTTGGGAGAAGATTATGTTTACGAAATCCCACCAGCACCTAGTGGCAGATTTAATATGGTTTATCGTAATGACAAACTAGGTTATGGTAGCCCAAATACAGGATTCTTCTTCTACTTTAAACAAGGTGGATTGCAAGCATACGATTTTAACTTAGCACAACAAATTAGTAACCAAGTAGTAGATATTGATATTCAAGGTATCAATAATACTGACACATGGCTATATCAATTAAACACTGACAACGGTGGCAGAACACTTTGGAATCAAGTAGAAAGTGTATACGCTAACGCACAACTCCAAACTGAAACAAGCAACAAGAAAATTTTCTCAGTTGTCTCACGTTTCAATGACCAAGTCAGTTACACTTTTGGTGATGGAGTATTTTCTGAAGCACCAGTTGGAACATTTAGGTCATATGTACGTGCAGGTAATGCATTGACATATACTATTGATCCTTCTGAGATGCAAGGTATTCAAGTAACGTTTCAGTATATTAGTCGAGCAGGACGAACAGAAGCACTCACTATAGGACTAGAACTACAATCAACAATATCAACAGCACAGGCTAGAGAAACACTAGCTGACATTAAATTACGTGCTCCTGCAAGATATTATACACAAAACAGAATGGTTAATGGCGAAGATTACAACAACTTCCCATACACATTATACAACTCAATTATTAAAAGCAAGGCTATTAATCGCAGTTCTGTTGGTGTGTCTAAAAACTTAGACTTACTTGACCCTACCGGGAAATACTCCAGCACTAGTTCATTTGCAAATGATGGTGGAATGTATCAAAATGACACAGATGGATATTTACCTTTAACTATTACTAACACCGGTGATATTATTCAATTCTTAACTGATACTTTAGCCTCAGCATTATCAAGTACTAGAGCAAAACAATATTACTTACAAAATTATACACGATATAATATAAATACCGCATCAGGTGACGGAACTGTATATTGGAACACTAGTACAGTCAATGCTAATAGCATCACTGGTTATTTCTACAACATATCCGGATCAGCAGATGTGCCAATAGCAATAGGAACATACTCTACTAAAAATGTAAAGTATATTACAAAAGGTGCAATGGTAAAAGTTACTGCACCTAGTGGTTATTATTTTGATAGTAACAACAGACTTGTCGCCGGCATTGCTAGCCCAAGTGACACTACGTACTTTTGGACTACTACACTAGCGGTTGTGGGTGACGGATATAATAATGGTCAAGGTAATTTTAGTAATGGTACCGGCCCAGTAACATTAAATGGTTATGTACCGGATGGTGCAATTATCACTCAAGTAATTCCTGCGTTTAGTAACACATTGCCAAATCTTGTATTACAAGAATGTATTACTAGAATGGAGTTAAATCAAGACTTTAGTTTGGTGTTTAACAATGCGTTGTTAGTCACACAGAATCGTTGGTCAGTTGAAAACTTTAACACTGCTAATTGGTTTGTGAATTTTGAAAGCACCGGAGATAACACTTATAGAATTTATTACAGAGCATTGCGATATTATTTTGGTAGCGTAGCAGATACTCGCTTCTGGTATGAAACAGGTAAACTTGTTTATGATCCGGTCACTGGAAAGATTTTAGCAGACAATGTTAAAGTGTTAGCCACAAACACTCAACCTAGTAGTAACTACCCATTAGCTAAACCAGTTGATGTTACAGTTATTGGACAGACAGTAGAATCAGACGGCTATGTTAACGACTTTGAAGTAGAAGTTTCTAGCGTAGATGTTAATAATACTGAAATTATTCTTGACCCTGATTTTTTTCAAACAGTAACTGATTATGTTACGGGTGCAACTAATATTGGTATATACTCATTCTTTGAATTGATTGAAGATGCAGTTAATTTATCACGTTATCAATTAATTGATTCATCCAACGTTGCATATCAATATCCAAATCAATCTGCAATTGAAGTTGTTAAATATGAGTATCCTTTAGGACAATTGTTTTACGCATACAATGAAACTGATTCAAAAGGTTTATACAATGTATTTTATACAACAGTACAAGATACTACAGTAACAACTCCGTTTTATATTGTTACAGTACAACCTCAGTATTCAATGCAACCGGGTCGTCAAGGTTTGCAGTTCCAATATAAACACAACAGTAACAATACAACACGTATTGATCCTGCAACTACAAACATTATTGATTTGTATTTGGTAACACAGGCTTATTATACTGCATATCAGAATTGGATACAAGATACTACTAATACAGTACCTAAACCAGCAGTCCCAACAATCAACGAACTACAACAAGCATATGGTCGCATTGATGATTATAAGATGTTAACTGACAGTGTAATATTAAACAGCGTTCGCTTTGTTCCGTTGTTTGGTTCTAAAGCACCGGAGCAATTGCGTGGCACTGTTAAAGTTATCCCATCACAAAACACTAGCGCAAGTAATAGTGAAATACGTAGTGCAGTATTATCTGCAATGAATACTTATTTCAATATTAATAATTGGAGTTTTGGTGATACATTCTACTTCTCAGAGTTGAGCGCATACTTGCACACACAATTGGGGGACTTAGTAAGTTCAATCGTATTAGTACCTAATGACCCTACAATGTCATTTGGAGATTTGTATGAAATCAAATCAGCACCATTTGAAATTTTTGTCAATGGAGCAACAGCAAATGACGTGGTTGTAATTGCGGCTTTAACACCCGTGCAATTACAAATAAGATAAGTATATAACAACTAGAGAGTTATAATGGCAGCAAGAATTAGAACTTTAAATTTTTTACCTGAAGTATTCAGAACCACTACTAATGCACAATTTTTAGGGGCCACATTAGACCAAATCGTAGACCAGCCGAATACAATGCGTATTCAGGGTTATATTGGTAGTAAATTTGGTTATGGTATAAATGCTAAAGACAAATACGTAGTCGAGCCTACTAAAACTCGTACTGATTATCAATTAGATCCCGGTGTTGTATTCACTAAAACAAATACGGCTACTGCGACAGATTTCATCACATACCCTGGTATCATTGATGCATTAAAATTAAACGGTGGTGTAACAAATAATAATGATAGACTATTCAATAGTCAATTCTATTCATGGGATCCGTTTGTTGACCTAGACAAACTAATTAATTTCAACCAATATTATTGGTTACCACAAGGTGCTCCTGCAGTAACAATAGCAACTGATATTGTTTATAATGCACAAGACTATACAGTAGTTGATGACCCTAATGCATATATTATTTCTAGTAATATAAATCCTAATGGTTCAGCTAATCCTACACTAACGCTTATTCGTGGTGGTACATATTCATTTACTGTAAATCAAGATAGCCCGTTCTGGATTCAAGGTCAGCCCGGTGTTACTGGATATGATCCAAACCAACCTAATTTATTAACACGTGATGTGTTAGGTGTTAGTAATAACGGTGCAGATAATGGTGTTGTAGAATTTACTGTACCATATAAAAATGCACAAGATGAGTATAACTTTCCCGGAGACAATCGTGTTGACGTAGTTTCTTCTGCTCCCTTTGATAGTATTGAAGGACAATTATTAAGTGACGTTATTGACATTGATGGAGTGACAGCCCTTGAAGGCTTGACAGTCATGTTCTACAACACCGGAGTTGTTAATGAAAACGGATTCGTTGGACAATATTATGATACTACATTATATGATGAAGATGGTGGCGCACCTTATGTATTCCCTGGTTCTGATATCAATGACTTCAACTTTGGTGGTGGATATTACACAGAAGTTTCAGCAACATTTTATACAATAACTTATGTAGGTGATCCTACAAATCCAGTTATTAAGTTAATCCCTGCATCTGGTATCCCTACTAACGAAAAGATTACTCCAAATTATGGTACACAATGGAAAGCACGTAACTTTTATCGCAACGTTCAAGGTACTATTAACTTAGTTCCATACTTAAGTAGTTTATTAGATACATTGTATTATCAAGACGGAACTGTTCCAAACAAAGTAGGTCTAATTAGATTAATTAATAGCAATATTACTAATCAAATCAACGTACTTGAAATTTTAGGTCAATCTACATATACTGGGCCAAATGGAGTAGTATTCACTAATGGACTAAAAGTCACATTTGATGGTGACATTTTTCCTACTAGTTATAAAACAGGTGAGTATTATGTGCAAGGGGTAGGTACTGCAATTGAATTAGTTAACACACAAGATTTAATTGTGCCCGAATCATTCACTGAGGGTACATACAACCCGTGGGACATATTACCATGGGACATTGGTAATTACGATGTCACATTGTATATCCCAGTACAACAGGATTATATTACTATTGCAAGAAATAGTATAGACAGAAACCCATGGAGTCGTAGTAACCGCTGGTTCCACATTGATGTTATTAATGCAACCGCAACATACAATAATGACCCAAGCATTGCTACAACGTATGCAACACAATATAATAAAGCAAAGCGTCCGGTTATTGAATTTTATCCAAACTTAAAATTGTTTGACAACTGCATTGTTGGCAAACAACCTGTAGACTTTTTTGATGTAAGAACAACTGATGCATTTACTCAAGTTGCCGGACAATATACATATTATCCTGATGTAGAAGTTTATACTTCTGCAAGTGCTACGGTTAACGGAGTGACAGGTACTTCTACTACAATAACAATACCGGCAAGTGATGTTGAGATTGGGTCATTTCAAGTAGGACAATTCATCACAGACTCAGATGGTGTAATACCTAGAAATGCTCAAATTACTGCAATTACCGGTACGACACTATTAACTATTACAGTTGGGTGGTCAACAAGTGCAACTATACCGTCTGTGACCGCGGTGTCGTTAGTTGCCAATGACATTTCTAATGACAACTATGCGTTGTATGATGGTGCTAGAATTATATTCTCAGTTGATAACAATGCTGAGGTTAGAAATAAAATTTATGTTGTACGTTTTTCAAGTATTTCCGGATCAACTCCTATTATAACATTGACAGAAGCAGATGATGGATTAGTTTTACAAAATGAAGGTACTGTTGCGTACAAAGGTTATTATAATCAAGGTAAAGATTTTTATTATTATTTTAACAACAACCCTGATGTATTAGAGAATCAGTGGCAACAAGCACAGCAAAAGACTACAGTAAATCAAACACCATTCTTTGATGTATTTGATAAAGACGGAATAAGTTTTGGTGATACAGAAATATACACCGGCTCATCATTCAAGGGTAATAAACTATTCAGTTATGGTATTGGCTCGGGCATCAATGATGTTGTATTAGGATTCCCACTACGTTATAGTTCTGTTAATAATGTAGGTGATATAAGTTTTGATGTGCCACTAAATTCTGCAACATTTAATTATGTTCGTGGTTCAACACCTATTACTCAGCAAGTTAATACAGGATATGTGCATAATTATAGTGATATTGATACACTAACCAGAGCGTTGGGTTGGCAAACAGCCGTTGCTGAAAGTCGTCAATATCAAATATTCTCATTTGACTATGTAGGAGGTAGCGGTGTTACTTCTTATACATGTGATATTGCCGCAGCCACAGATACAGTCTGGCCTAACATTCAAGTTTATTTAAACAACGTATTACAAGATACAGATAC